GAGCGACGTCAGACGTTAATATTCTCCTACACGATGTTGTTCAAGGTTCGTTGAATCTAACACCATGTTTACCGTGCATTCCTTCCAAAACACGGGTTAACGCCTGTAACGATTTAAGGATAAGAGGGGTTTTACATTTGAGATTAAGGATGAGGATTTAATCGTTTCTCCAATTCAGCGACTTTCGCTAACAACTGACTTTGAATCAGCTGACTATCACTACCAAAATGGTCAATATGGGTGACAGGGTCCGAGTGAGGGGCACCGGGTGTGTTGCAAGGAGGTGGGAAAGGACAAGGGGTTGACTTCGGAAAAGCAGGCTTAGGATCGAGCAACGGATTCAGAGCATTAAATGTGCCTCTGTAATCTAGCAACGAGATCGTAAGCTTAATAATACAACGGTGTGACACAGTTTGAGTGGATGTAGAGTAAGCTCCTGATGAGCCACCCATGACTAACACACATGGGATAACTCCCAATCCATCAACTGCGTTACCAACGACAGTATTATTATTAGTGTCCGAATTGGAGATGGCAAACTCGTTTTGCTTAGCTCCAGAACCACCTGCTATAGCCCAGGTGGCATCATACTCAACGCTATCGTACACACGGAATGGTACGGCGTTCTTCATTGTCATGACATCGGTGTCTGAACCAACACCCAAACTGGTCGCGGATGTCGTGCTATTAATACCAAAGGTATCTGTCCCTCCTCGGGTAGCAGAAATAGCAAACAATCCGTTGTTTCCAGTGTTGGTTAACTCAGGGGTCAAATACACCTTGATGGCAGTAACCACTTTGCGACTGTAGTGCTTCATCACATCGTACATGTTGTTCCTGCCGATCCAGTTGTCACAAGGGGCAACTGGCAGGAAGTTATAAGTCAACAAGCTGGGTGATGTGGCACCCGGTCCCCTAGGTGCCCAATAGGCTATACCTGGAGAACCAAGCGCACTGCTTGTACCACCACCCAATACAATGTCCGCAGGGTTAAAAGAGATCTCAAAATCAACGAGATCTGACATACCCAATGAACGCGGAATGCGGCCGATGCTTGTAGAAGCAGGCATACCAGCCGACGTAGTTGAACCATTTGTCAAAAACGAAGATGAAGACAACAGGGATCCGTTATTTCGCTTGGATCTAGAGCGTGTGCCCTTCGGGAGAGAAGCCGCAACACCTTTTGCAGCACGCAAGATGTACGGCACAATGCGAGCACCAGATGGCGCTCTAGCATTGGCAGCTTTAGCAGTTCGTTTAGCTTTTGGCATCTCAAGAAGTTGGACAGAGAACGATTGGGAGAAAAGAAATTTATATTGCGCCTCTTTTCTGGAACGGAAGAAATATGTTCCAGGCGCCGAGCCGCCTGGTTACATGTGTTTGAACTTACACAGCTTCCGCTTGCACTTACCAGCAACAAAATCTCTACACACTTGGATGTGTGGGAATGGGCAAGGTCTAGCATGACACTTGCGCAACACGAAGTCTTTACAGTAGCTCGGCTTCGTGGAATTTGTGCTGGCTACACTCGCACTTGAGGTCGAGTTAGCAATAGGCGTTGTTGCAACAAATACTGCACCGGAGGGGAGGGTCGTGAGGCTAACAACGGGGGTCGTCAGCCGATTATGGTTGTCCGAGACTGGAATAGCGGGGCTGGAGCTGCTGGAACTACCACCACTAATGACTGGGGCAGTGATCACGGGGTTAGGGATCACACATCCTGTGCCGACAATATTGTCATCTACCTGAGCCATTACCGCCTTAACACACGGGGGATGGTTATCAGGGATGTCTATAAGCGGCATCGTCAATAGTTGTGCTATTTCAGCAACAGTCTCTAGATATTCAGTCAAAGCGGACCAATCAGCGTGTGGTAAACCACGCTTCACCCACTCCAATTCATCGGGTATGCGGGCATTAGGCCAATTATCATCACCTTCATATCGTACCCAATAACTAGTCATCTTGGGATCTACCTCGATATTTATGTTGAGTCCACTACGCACAGCGGCTTCAACAATTTCACGGATGATTGGTGTGTGACGGTCAGTGTGGTACAACCCAACAAGTTTCTGTTCAAGCTTGTTAATGGGTGCCATAGGTCTAGCGACGCTCATATGCAGCTTCGCCAAGGCACGCGGTATATCACACGTGGAACAGGGGTTTCCATACCACACTTCGTCGGTGTAGAATCTGGACAAGTAGTTCACCCCGGGAGCACCAAATTTAAACTCCACATTTTCCACCTTCTGGCCCATCATAGCACCGGCCTTCTCCAAAAATGTACCACCAATAACAGTGTCACTAATTGCCTCGGCAATGCTGTCATCACCAGCCATCTGGCCCTTGGCATCATATGCCTCACGGGGTGAGACACCAGCCAAACGCCTAGACAAATAATCAATGAACTTCGTGAGAACAGAGTTGAACAGTGCGGTCTCAGCTGATCCACTAGCTCGCTGCGTGGCCAACTGGTAGACTACACCATTTTTAGTAACGGCTTTCCGGTTATATTGCTTAACCAGTTGCCTCAACAACTCTTCATGGAAATCCTCAGCATAAGCGGCCCTCATGACCATATGTTCAAGTAACCGAACATTGTCATGAATGTGACCGTCCATGCGTGCGGAGTCAGCACAATTTACTCCAATCGTGCGTTCACACAGTTCAACCAACAATTCTGCAATCTCGCTGGGTTTCTTGCCGAAACTATACCATTTACAGTTTTCGACTACCCAGTCAGCAAGTGGATAAATGAATCTTGACCATTCACGTTTGTCCACACCACAGAACGTTGTGATTATACGAGGGTCTTTAACGGCTTGATAGGGCTCGGCCTTAAGGAAAGTCTCAACAATACCTTTCGGCTCAGCTACCTCTGCTTGCGCCAGCATAGCACGTTGTGTCGGTCTCTTTTGTCGTTCATACACATCACCAACCTCGCACGGGGCGAGGTTGGGGGTCTTCTCAAACATTATCTCGACGAACTTCTTCATTTCATCGACCAAAAAGGTTGAGGGAGGGGACTCAGCTATCTTCTTTGCTTCGTCCAGCGGCAAAATTACACGACCCACAACAGCAGCTATTTCATTGCTGCGTGTGCTAGTCGGAACAAAAGTGGCAGGCAACACTGGTGACATATAACTAGTCATCAGCGGTTTATCGCCTTCATCTACGTCAGCAAGAGTTTGCATTATCCTGTATGGTCTTGCACCATTTTCTGCAGGATAAACCGTCATGGGATTGCTAGTGATCTTTGAATTCACGTAATCCAAAATGACAGTAGCCGAAACTCTATCATTGTCAATCCAGCTTTGGACGCTGGCATTGCCAAGGCGCACGGATGAGTTCCGTGCAGCGGACATGATGGCATCAATCTTGACAGCATCAACAGTAGCGCAGTTGTATTCACCAACTCGCGCAATACTCCTGCTGATACCTTCAGTAGTCTTGATATCCATCACATTGAACTCACCGGCATTAACTTCCAGGTGGGACAACTCATCTGTACGCAACCAATTTGCTAACAGGTTGAAGGGAAAACGCCACTTCGCAACAGGGATAAGTAAGACCAACTCGTGATGGTCATTAGTCTTACGTCTCTCTATCTGGTACACTTTGGTGGTGAACCAACTCCGAACACTCACAACGTCTTTTGCATAGTTCCAAACCTTATGCCTGTACACAGCACCGCCATTGACGCGGTACTCAACAGCATTATTCCTAAAGAATCTGAAGACAAATTCGCCAGTGTCTTCACAGACTGCCTTAGGTTGGAACGTATACAACAAAACCGGGTTGTCGTAACACATCAACATCCCTGGAACATCTTCGCCATAATCGGCATCCACACACACGATCAGATCATTAGCCTTGATTTTGGTCTTGTCCACTTCGTTGATCACGTCTTTCGTGGATCGTGATTGACGATCTCCAGGGAGCCCCCGACGCTGGTCGAGAGAGGACTTCTGGTACATAAAGAGTCCTTTGCCCTTGAGAGTAGAGAGCATAACTGCAAATGTCGCAGTCATGGATCTCCACATAGCGGAGGTTGGATGTGTGTGTGTAGGTTCCTGTTTCGTAGCATAACAGGGTAGTGTGAGGTCCCGGAAGGACGAACGCCACCCTATTAAATCGGTGCATAGAAACACTTTGGTTTTGTCTAGAACGTAGTCGTAATATGATTGCACTATACGACCCAGACGGTAAGTGGACAGAGTCGCCCACCAAAAC